GTTTAGATCAAGGTCATTCTTGACCTCAATAACCTTTTCAAATAACTGGTCAAAGCGGTCAAGGGCCTCTTGAGCACCTTTCCACTTGGCAAAGCGAACTGCCTCGGTGATTACACGACCACCTTTGGTTGCTCTGGATTCGTTACGTTGTTTGGATACCTCGTTGCTGGTATTCACAAACACCATGATTGTTTCATAACCTTTTAGTTCTAAGGCCTCTTTGATTGTCTTTACTGTAAGGTAATCAGAGGCACCGTTTACTACAATAGCACCTTGGAGTTTCTGATTATGGAAAGTATCTGCGGATACCTCGGTGAAACCAAATGGTAGAATGGCCTCTTTTAGAATTTTATCTTTACCAGAACCAGGTGTACCAGAAAGAATAATAGCCTTGTCTTCTTTGTATGTATAAGGTTTAGTACCATCATAACGATCTTGGGCTCGTTCAATACCGGTAACACGATTACTAATCTTTCTTTTATAATCATCATCAGTTTTTTTAGAATCAAAACCTGTAGGATCCCAATTGCGGTTACGGCGATCAACTGCTAATTTTTTTCGGTCTGTATTAGCATATCCGATATATCTTCTCAAAACACCTTTGTTTATTTCACTCAAATCTTGTTCTTTTAAATAATCCATATCAAAGTAAAATGGATTTAGATTACCAAAGTATCGCATAATCTTGCCTGCTTCGGAGTTAGCCTCGTTCTCAATCTTGGAACCAGTAGCACCTTCCTTAGCAATGTTTTTTCCAAGGCGACCATCTAAGTTTTGTTTATGATGTACCAACTCATGTGCCACGGATCTAAACACATCCATTGGATGACGGTTTTTGGTACTAATATAGACTTCTTTAGAGTGTGGTGAATAGGCCGCGAATGATGGTTGACCTTCTTTGCGGTCTTCTTTATACTTGATGGTTGGTTTTTCATCAATGCCAAGATGGGCACAAGTGAAGTCAACAAACGACATTAGTTTGTCGTGGAAGTCTTGGCGAGAGAGACCTCTTTCTTCTCTAAGATACCATTCTTTTAGTTGTGTTCTGGTTGCTGTGAAGATTTTTCTAGCGAGTGTTTTATCTTTAGCAGCCGAGGCCTTAGCAAATGTAGCAAAGTCACCCTTGCGAACGGCAGCACGAAGGTCTGTACCAGAGATGCCTTGCTTGCGAGCACCAGACGATACGACCTGAAACTTCTTGAATGGATAATGTCTCTTAGGATCAAAGTCTTTGGCAGTCTTTGGTTTTACATACTTACCAAGTTGAGTCTTGAACTCTGCTACACGGTCATCACCAACTACGAATGTTACGTCCTCATAACCATCATCTGCCAGTTTCTTACAGATAGCAAATGCGGTCTTCATAGATGGATCATCCACAAAGTTTACACCAGGGAAAATCTGGCGTAGAAAGGCCATCTTTTGTTTTGGTGATAGTGGATTTTTGGAGGGGTCGTGTGACTGAGAAGTATAGATGCGGTGTTCGGCACCGGTTCTGTGTGCTAGATTGACAGCATAATGGATTAGTTCTGCGTGTCCGACTGTCGGAGGATTGTATCTACCAAACGTAAAGACCATTTTCTTAGACATAGATACCTCGCTTTACTCTTTTTGTGATTGTGTTATAGTTACATCCAATAGCGGAGGCAGCCTCTTTATAAGAATTATAGGTAATACCTTCAATAGTCACTTTTTTGTTATGAGATTTATTACCCATTTTTGTTTGTCTAATCTTGTCCTTTGACTCACTACTATGAGTCTTACCTAATCTTGGATCTTCCTGTTTTAATCTCAATTGTCTCAATTTTTCTTTGGTTTCATCGGAGTGGCGACATTCAGATAATTTCTTTTTTGTTTCCTCTGTATGTTTTTTACCCATTTTGGAAAGACTCATCTTTCTTTTTGATTCTTCCGATTGTTTTTTATTATAAAACTTACCATCACCATTATGAAGGTTATAATAATCCTCGTTAATTTTAGCATTTACGGAACGCAATATAGCAGTTTCCAAAGATAACATATCTTCGTAGATACCTTCTGCTATAATTTGACGGGTGAAATCTTGTGGGCGTAGTGAGTGTTCTTCCAACATTATTTTAGAAGAACATATATAACCATCTTTTATTGTCCCTTTATGGGCACCAATATATAATTTTTTGTGTTTATGATCCGTCCAACAATAGACGAAAGAATCTTTTTTCATATCTACCTCTGCGGTATGTTATTGGTTATTTATATTTCTCTTCTTTTCGGACCTTTCGCACGATACGTCTAATAGTTTCCAGTATTGATACTGGTTTGACGATAGGTGTAGGTGTGTCGGTTTTCTGTTCTTTTTCCATCGTTTATTTAGTAAACCTTGTAGGCACACCAGTTTTTGGATTCACCAAATAGGCCTCAAACTCTATTTCTGGATGTAGCTTTGCCAGTTGTAATAGCATAGACAAGTTACCTTCGTGGTCATCCCACATGCGGATTTTGTTGAACTTACCACTATCAATATACTTACGAATAACTACGGCCTTGGATAATGGTGCTGCATTACCACCACCAAAGATATTACCAGACCGCTCGACATGGACCTGGTCAATAGGGAATCCATTATCACGGAACTTTTTTAGAAACATATCTTTGTCTGATACGTCTGCTCTTGCTGTTACAATAATGGTTCTTGAGTGTGCCCCTTGATGACCGACGACCAACTGGGCCCGTCTAATCATCTTCTCAATAGGTTCTGCTTTATCATGGAAATACTTACCAGACCTAAACTCACCAAAGTCTAATCTTTCACCTGGTTTTGGTTTATAATGTTTTAAATCTTCGGATGAAAGACGGGCAACAACCTTGCCGTCTTTTACAACATTTGTCTTGGCATTAGGCATAAACAACGTATCGTCAATGTCAAAGATGTTTAGTGTACCTTGACCTACTTTTGTTTTAAACTTTTTCATTTTGTCCAGTTCTTTGTTGCTAGGAAGTTAGATCGTGAAAACTCCATACGGTCAATAAGTTTGACAGCATCACCACCTGTGGACCATGCTGCAACGTATCCTTCTGGTGATGTTACTTTATATCCACCATCTGGTGTATGTAAGAATGTGCCAATATCGTTCACTTGATTGAACTTGCGAATAAGCATTGTCTTGGCATCAATAAAAAGGTTCTGTAGTTGAAATATGTTTTTAAGGCCGACGGCATTTCTACGGTACCAACCAATAACCATTTTCTTTTCTGCGGTTCTTTTGGCCTTGGTAGCAGGCATCTTGGCATCGGCAATCTGTTTATCATACTTGTCTGAAACAAACTTGATGATTTCATTTACATGACCGGCACTCATGTGTTCGCCTGCGCGGACCTTCTGGTTGTAATAAGTCATAATTGGAATACGGTATGTATCGTTAGAGGCAATCTCGTTTAGTAGTGCCGCAGGTATTTGTCTAAACAATCCACCCGCTTGCGTGAGTATACCAGACAATCTTTCATTCTCTGCCTTGGTTAGTGTGGCCTTACCTGTTACATCCATGAAACGATTTGTTCTATACCAGACATTGCGTGATGAATGTAACCGCCCAATATCAACATCGAAGTGAGTTTGAAGATTGGCCATACTATTACCGATGTAAGAAGTATGGAAAACAATTCCCATCTTAGCTGCCATAACCTGTTTGGCAAGTGTAGTACCTTGTTCAACAGCATATGTAATCGTATTAGGCCTAAAAGTAATATACTTCTTACCATCAATGGTCTCCGATTTCAGTTCATCATGTGAAAACATAAAATCACCATGTATGATACCTGTAATGCCGAGTTCTGGAAGATACTTTAATGCCAAAGATAATTTATCGGCCAAACCACCCGAATGGTTACTCCGAATATCTGCTTGGGTGTAGTTGAGTTTGGCACCTTTGTTAAAGATACTTTTAGAACCGACAAAGAATTTACCGTTATCTGGGTTGATACCGGCATATAGTGCGGGCGCGCCATCGAACTTAGTTCGAAGAATAAGACCACCACGGGCCTCACTCAAAGTTTTACCATCATCGGCAAACATATCTCTTAGAGAGATTAAAAACTGTATAGCATTACGAGTACCAGCAACACCACCTTCCAACACGGCATCCTCAATGTGCGTGAGATGACGGTCTTTTTCGGCAGCGGACTCGGTGATGAATTGTGATAGTTTTAACATTAAGATACCTTTAAGTAAGGTGCTGAAAACTCGGATACTGATTTGGCATAGTTAATCATACTAGAAACTATCAATTGTTTATTTTTAGATTTATTTAAAATGAAAAGTAATTGTGTTCCTAGAAATTTAGATACTTGCCATTCTAGAGGCATAGGCATTACCTTTTTAGTAAACTCATCTTCTTTCATATTTTTACCAACAACTGACGTATAATATCCATACCACTTTTTATAGAATGTTTTATTCTTCATACCTATTGCTGTTTGTGTATTCATTTGTGTATCTAACTTATCAGTAACACCTGAATATCTATCAACAATAGTTTTAATAGGACCACCTGACAACTTACCATGGTTTGCGGTCTTACCTTTAATCTCACCCTGCCATGTTAGAGGAAATCCACGAAACTGGATTTCACCACCATCATAGTTGATATAAACGTCTTTGGACTCAAAGTATCCTCTTTTACCAGTTGTAGCAGAAACATACTTATATTCTGGTCTATTTTTATCAACATTAACTTTCTCTAGTTTAGCCGTTTTTGTTTGCTTCAATGAAACACCAACAAGGTCTTTACTCTTAATCATTTTCATCATATAGGCATTTAGACCATTCAAATCATCAAAATTAAAAGATGATTTTTGACCTACATCAGACACCATATAGATATCAGCAGGAGACCATTTATTAATGTTACTGAATAGTTTTTGTATTTTATTCACTCTATTGAAGTTATTAGAAATAGAATCCACAAGAGGAGAACCACGGTGAAAAGTATATTTCTTTGTACCATAGTTCTTTTTAAGAATGTCAGCACTAACACGACAAGAAACTACCCAATGTTCTGGAAGATTTTTAATAACCTCATCAACTGAAATAGAGGCCCTAACATATCTTGCGGTTGCTTTTAATGTCTTTTCGGAGTAATCTTTACCATACCAAGCAGCAGCACAATAATAACACTGAGCGGATTCAGCAACAGCGGTGATATAAGCACCAGCACCTGAACCGGCTCCTGCACCACCTTTTTTAGGTGGCTTAGCAATAATCTTATATGGAGGAACTTGAACTTCACCAGCAGAACTAGCACCAGTTTTGCTATACTTGGCACCTTTAATCTTTTTTGCCACTGCCATCAAGGTATCTACACGACCATCGGTTGTATAGATTATAAATGTTTTACCTTTGCCCTCGACTTCGTATTTGTCTAGTGCTTTTAATATGGTCTGTTTAACGTCCATTTCAACCCTATTAGTTTTACTCCATATTTAGTCATAGTTGGTTAGCAACAACTCAAGACGCTTTGGTTGGTTCTTGCGATAGTTGGCCGAGTTGGACCGCATAGTGTAAGTCAATGAAAACTCATTCTGATTCCATTCAGGAAATCTTTCTTTGACCGACTGGTCGGCATTGTAAGAGATGATTATAGGATACTCAGAAGACTTAGCGCAACAACGTGCAGCAAAATCACTATGATCAAAACCTTTATGCATGGACCCTTTCTTACCATAGAGGTTCGATGATATCTCATACGGTGGATCGAGGTAAATGAATGTGTCTGGTTCTGATTGTCGTTCCAAAAGATTTTCGTAGGATAGGTTTGTAATGTTCCAATTCTTGATGATTTTACTATAGTCTTTAAGTGCTTCGGCACCTTTGAGTGTAAAGTTACCTTGACTGGCATCCGCTGAGAATGATGATGATTCCGTGAGACCGGAAAAAGAACATTTGTTAACGATCCAAAAGTTAATAGCCTTCTCAATCGGTGTAGCATCTTTGTCACTCAATTCTTTTTTTGCCAGGTCAAATAATTCTCTAGCCTCATTTACTGTACCATAATTCTTTTTAGTTTCTATTAAAGCATTTGATAATGTATTACCATGGTCACGCAAATGAATCCAAAAATTATATAGTGGCCAATAAAGATCATTTACCCATACGGATTCCAGATTATAATTTTGGGTCATCCATAAAGCAACAGAGCCGCCGCCAAGGAAAGGTTCTCTGTAATGTTTAACTTTGTCTTTAGATGGAAAATGTGGTGCCATCTTTGTCATAGCTTTTGACTTGCCACCAGGATAACGTAAAGGTGTTTTTAACATATTTTTCCTTATTCCTCCATTATAAAGTTCATGGAGATGCTAACTCTATCTTCCTCACTTTTATTTTTCTTAACCATGTGTGGGAGATTAGATTTAAACACCAATAACTTTGAAGGATGCGGTTCATAAAAATAACAATCAGCATTAAAACGGTTGTTTTCTTCTCTATCAAGATGCATCATATCATTCCATCCTTCTATACTTCTAATAACAAAATCTCCAGAATTTTTATTTGCCTTAACATAATAAACCGCGCTGAAATGTGAACGTGGATGTATATGATACTCCTGATAGTCTCCAGGTGAAGCAACATTTATCCACAGATCCGTCATTTTTAATTTATATTTGTTGTGGAATTTATAATTATCTATAAATACTAATGTTCTAGATTTTATAAAATTAGAAAAATCTTTAAAAATGTCTTCATCTTTTAAATTTATTTCCCTAGTATTAAAAGTGTCACAATTCCATCCTTCATGTTGATTTGATTTTGATTCTTTTTTCAATTTTTTAGATATATCATATACCATATCATTAAATTTATTTCCAAATTTATAAGAAACATTTTCGTTTAAAATGAGGGTTGGAAAAATTTCTTCAATCATTCTACTACCTCATACTTACCGTGTTCATCTGTTGTATATATCGTTCTTCGGAAACCAAACTCTGCGATTGCTCTCTCACATCCTGGACACGGTTTAGATAAACCCCAAACAAAATGCTTATCACCTGCTTTTTTCTTCTTCACTCTTGTTATATAAATCTCGCACTTTGAAAGTTCATCAACATTAATCTCACGCAAGGCATTCTTAATAGCATGAACTTCCGCATGAAGGAAGATAGCCATTTCATTCTTAGCAAACTTTGCTTGAAAAGGATGGGATTTATTATGATTGAAACCGATAGATATGATTTTGTTTCCACGCACAATTGCCGCAGCAAAACGGATATTACTATCATCATTTGCTTCGGCAACCTTTGCCAATGTGTGGAGTATTCCTTCATTCACTTTTCTCATAATACATTATATCAAAAAATAGGTATTAAGTCAAGACAGGATACTTATTGACAATCTTTCCTTTAACAACCGAAACTGTACCAAAGTAAGGATTACCAACATCTTTTCCGTCATATCGCCAGTTAATTTGAATTACACCAACACCGCGGGCATACCAACCACGCCATCCAGTTGACTTATTATTAGAAAATGACTGGTCGTAAATCAACTCAATAACATCTGTGTATTTGTTATAGATATTATATTGATTAATATACTTAACATGTTGATTACCGGTTGTAGGTGCCTCAAACTTAGTTGAAGCAATTGGATCTATTTCAATAGGGGAGTTAAATTCATCACCAATATTCTGTAAACCACCCCAAAAGATTTCTTTACCTTTTGTAAATGCGGTAGTTCTATATGATGTCCAGACTTGATATGAACGGCGAGGATAAATGTCGGCGGTTTCTAATACACCACGGTTACCAAGATAGTCCATAACCCATGTTGATTGCCACTTGTTGTCATGGTAATCTTCTTGGTAGAAATGTCGATCATCGCCTGAATTCCATATCATAAAAGAATATGGTTTGCCGTCGGCTCCTGCGCCAAAGTTATGTATTGATAGATAACCTGGTTTTGGTTGTGGTAAATAGTCTCGGAAGATAAATGCCATTTACTTCTCCCCTAGTGTTGCCCTCAACATCCAGCGATGCTTACGATGCGCGGTGATTAGGTCTTGGACATAGTTCTGCCAACCCCATGCTTTATTTTCACCAGACAATCTATAACATTCATCAAGGCAAGCGAGTACCTGTTCATTAGCATCAAATAGGTTTTTAAACATCTTTTCTGGTTTTACAATCTGTGTGTCTTCTTTGATTTCAGATAACTCAATCATACGTGCCAGAGATGCTGGAGCAAAGTTATCCATAGCACGGATTTGTTCAGCAATGTCATCTACGGAATCGTGTAGTTCTTCATATAGTTCATTGAGAAACTTGTGATATTGCGGAAAGTCGGAACCGATATAGTTCCAGTGATATGCGTGTGACTTCATATACATCACGAATACATTACCTAATAATACTTTTGCCTTTTCTACTACTTCTTCCATTTCAGGTCTCTTTTACGTTGGTTGTTGTATTTGCTACCACCGTATTTATAACATTGTCAGGAATAGGCACTCCAGCAGGCCAGCAATAAGAGTAGATAACTGAACGGGGAAATCTTGCTATTGATACTTGGTCATTCTGGTTTCCACCTAAACCATAGACATACTTAGCATCAAATGAAACGACAAAGAATACGTGGCCGCCACCGTTTCGTTTCTTAGTGGCAATACAACCAACCATTGGTTTGGTTAGTTTCTGACCATACTTGGCATAACTTAATGCCAATAATGAACCTGTATGTGTAAGTCCTGCCTCATCCAACACGGCACCGACAAATGCGGCACACCAAGGTGTTGTATGGTCGTTCTTGATTTCTGGATGGTCTGCTTCAGCAAAGAACTTAACCACCTTTGGGTTAGCCTTTGTGCTTGTGCCTTCGTGTAATCCGATATACTTATTTGCTATGGTCATCCATGGTAGGTCTGTTATGTTCTTCATGTTTTCCCCATTTACCTAGCGGACATTTAGAGTCCATAAAAAGAGTTTTACCTTTCATAAAGCACATACATACCTTGCACTGGTACAGAGTTGTCTCCAGTTCCGGGCACTCTTCACAAATCTTTATTCTTTCGGCGGCCACTTTACGCCGCTTTGCACCAATGGTATTTAGTTCCAGCATTAGTAAAAATCTACAATCTCGTCGGCCAGGCCATACTTGATTGCCTCTTTTGGAGTCAGCCAAACATCTTCGGCAGGTAGCAGATACTTCTTGATTGTTGCCTCGGTCTGGCCGGTACACTTCTTATAATGTGAAATGATACGGGCACTGGTATTCTCAAACTCTTTTACTGAGGCCATCAGTTCGTGTTCCTTACCAATGGTGCCCCAAGAAAACTGATGAGAGAGAATAGCAGTATTAGGTGTAATGAAACGCTTGCCCTTAGCACCTGCCATAAAGGTCAATAGACCACAGGAAGCAATCTCGCCCATGCCGTATGTATAGACTGGGATTTTGGAACCCTTCATCGTATCAATAAGGGCAAATGCTGATGCCACATTACCGCCTGGTGAGTTAATAATCATCTTCATAAACTTAGGACGGTCTTTGCCGGCCATAAGGTTACGAGCAATAATAAAACTCATAGCATCAGATGTGGAACCATTATCAAAGTCGGAGGAAAAAATGTAATAGTGATGGTCTTCTAAACTTGGGACGTTCGGTGAGTTCTTTTCTTCTTTTTCTACTAAAGCCACTTTCATTCTCCATAATGTTAGAGAAAGGCGGGAATTTCTCCCCGCCCCTATTTATTATCGCTGAATATGTATATGATTGTAATGACCAGGAACCCGCCATAGGACGGTGTAACCAGCCGCTCTGGCATCGGCGGCCAGCTGGTCAAATCTATGTGCATACCCAGAACGTGCTTCTACAACGCCGCGCCCAACATTCACATCAATGGCTCGGCCAGCGTAATGGGCCCACCCGTGATGGACACGATGGACTCCACCAAATGCGGGATGTTCCGAAACACGGAACCCCTGTCGCTGTAGTTGGTGCCCGTAAGCAACCAGAGAAGTAGAAGCTGCGGCGAAACCCCAGTTTTCTTCCTGCTCCTCGTGGAACTGTCGGACCTGTCTATTGTTCTTATAACGTGGTTGAGGTGAGACACTCCAATTTTCTCCACCAAATACGGCGGCGAGTGGATCGGATTCCTCTTCTACGGATTGGCCTGAATATTGACTATGTTTGCCGTAGTGGACTCTGGCTTCTGCCATGCCGCTCAACGCAAACATAACAGAGGCCGCCGCAGCGGCTAGAATAATCTTCTTCATTGGTATTTCCTTCCTTTTATCCATCCAAAACCTAAGGTTAGCCTTTGGACTTCACCCCATTGATTTGGGGATGCTTTTACAGTTGGTGAAATGGTATCTCTTCATAATACCACCACGACCAACTAATCCACAAACAGGACAACACATTTCTTTTCTTGGTTTACACATCTTTTCTTTTATTTCCGGACAACTCAATCGTGCGCTTACCGATATACTAATCTTTTGTTTGTGTGTATCTGTTTTAGGATCCTTATTTCTAATAATATTTTTATTTTTTCCTTTTGATATAGATTTTCTTATAGAAATACTTATCTTTGCTTTTGTTTCTTCTGTTCTTTTTACACCTTTTTGAGAGGGCGGTATATATCCTAGTGACTTCATAGTAGCACTAATCTTTTGTTTTGTCTCTTCCGACTTTGGTTTAGATAGCAATAACTTAGTTTCATCCGTATGATTTTTTCCCTCAAATCCGCTCCTGTTAGAAAATAAAGGAATAAAGTTGTTTTGGGGAGATGAATCGGAAGAAGGTATATGTTCTATACCTAATGCGTCTGATAGGTTTTTATAAATATCCATTGCTGGTGCTCCAGAAAAGCATTAGAGTAGGTGGGACGGCCATCCGCGACCTACAATAATAGTTAAGTGCCACCGGCCAGTACCTTCGTGGTCAGGTGGCTACCACATTCCGAAGAATATGGAATTCTTATTTAGGCACTTTTACACCCTATATCATAATATCGGTACATTTACTTTCACGTCCTATGTTTCCTCTTATGAAGGTATTAAATACCAAACTAATTCTTGTTTCATCACTAGTCACTCTTTCAACAGAATGCCATAGATGAGCAGGGAATAATATTAATTTACCGGTTGAGACCGGAAACCACCAAGAGTCCGAATTAAATTTATTATATACTTCTCTTTCTATTTCCAAAAAACTTCGATTTCTTTTATGGAAAAAAATTTTATCCTGGTCTTCATTAGTTTTTATATAAAGAATACCTGCTATATAACTGTTTTGATGAATGTGCTGTTTATGATATTGATTTTTATCAAAAAAAGCAAAAAATGAATGTGTTATATAAGTTTCATATGTATTTGAAGGTTGTTCAATATTTTGAATATAAAAATTTATATTTTCTTGAATAAATTTTTTTATATCTTTCAATTTATCATTTTCTAATACTCTCTGTTCTTTAGAAAAACGATTTCCTGATTCACCACTCACGGTATTATTTAAATGATAATCCACAACTTTTAATTCCTCAACAGTAAATTTTCTTCCTATATGATTAGAAAGTATAGGTTCAGGAAACAAAGTTTCAATTTCTGGTGTCATTTTAAATGCCTTTTTCTTTATTTAATTGTGCCTCAAATACTTTATAGAGTCCTTCAACGGTATCGGAATTATAAACAACATCTTTCATCATAGCAATAAGGCAAGTCATCTCACTCTTAGGCGGACTGGTGGTGATAGCAATAGTGGTACCTGTAATCCAAATAGTCTCCACCACACCTTCCTTGTTAGTCATATTAAGAAGAGGAAAAAACTTGGCCTCTTCCATATACTTAATAACATTTTCTTTGGACTCACAAATAGGCAGTTCATCTTTTTTAGGTTGAGACTTAGCCTGTGCTGAAAACGAGGCAAGAATTGCGGCAAGAATTATTAACTTTTTCATTTTATTCCTCATCATATTTTATGTGAATACGGTTACTATAACTTACAAGCGGAGTGTGTGACCGACCTGTAATATGTTTTAGTAAAGTCTTTTTGATAGGTTCAGTTAGTAGTCCTTGAAACCCATCAGGGATACGGATACCTTCTGAAACCTTATAATCATAAAGTTTGAAGGTCTTAATATACTCTCGCTTAGCCATCTCCTCATCTTCAGCATCAATAATCATGATTGCCTGTAGATGTCCTTCCTTATCCTGTTTATCTGATGTAATTGTATAGTAGCACATGTTTACCTCTTTATTGATGGAAAAATACTACCAAATTTATTCTGTCTGTTTCAAAAAATGTGTCATCATCTATTGCCATTCCATGCAAAAACTTACCAGCATCAAAGGCAATCATTCTATTATATTTTGCACCAAAAGTTTTTACTATTTTATACTTTTTCTTTTTCCTCCACGGTTCATAGTGTTCGGAATACACAATTTCATCATCATCTACTCTTTCATATATGTTTGTACCGGGCCCGTCATATTCATTTAGATATAATAAACATATTAGTCCTGAATCTAAATGTGGCCACCAATAGTTATTTTGATAGTCATTAAATTCTTTTGTAATCATTTTAGTCACATTTGTGTAAACATAATTTGGACTAATATATTGTCCTTCTATGTCAAATAATTTTGATAGTTTAATGATGAATTCCGGGCAATAAATTTCATGTCGTCTATCCAAAAAATGTATTTTGTTAAATGAAGGAGTCTGATTTTCCTTGTGAAAAGAAGCAGGATTTTCTTTTAAAAAATCCATTAGAGTTTCAGGTTTTTTGAGAAAGTTGTCGACCGTGAAAAACTTACTACCATTATATTGTTCATAATATATGGCCAGATTTTCATTTATGTCGAACATATTTACCTCTTACCATCCGAAATCATCTTCCTCAATAACAGTAGCACCAGGACTATTCTTAATAATTACATTCTTACGGACTGGACGTTGGGCAGGAGCATAACCATAGCCATAAGCAGGAACGGCATAACCATATGCAGGAGCAGCAAGGGCACCACCAATGATACCGCCTACAAGGCCAGCACCGAGCATAGCAGCACCATATCCACCATAACCGTAACCCCAACCACCACCATAACCCCAAGCGCCAGCATAACCCATACCGCCCCATCCACCGCCATAACCATAACCCCAGGCCTTAGCGGGAGAAGCAGCAGCAAAACTAATTCCGATAGCAGCAACAATTGCGATAACTTGCTTTTTCATTTCCATAACCTTTCATGAGTTATATTGTATCCTATCACAAGGAACAAATCTTGTCAACTAGTTTATAAATTCTTTGAATGATTTCCTACTTTCTCGGATTACCGTTTTACATTCTTTTCCGTTATTAAGGACATTAATCTTGGAAAAGTGGCGAATCCTTCCGTCATAGATTTTCTCAATATATTTGTTATCTAGGACTTTTATGTGGAGTTTTTGGTGAGAAACTTTAAGATCCATTTTGGTCTGTATAGGACGAATGATTGCTATGTCCTCGGATGGAACTAATGCCCACTGGAAAATGGTTCTCATTTGTCTTGGTTTGTTTTCAACACGGAACGGGTTCATTTGCAAATCATCTGTCTGCCACTCGGCAAGAGCATCCAACATTTCTACTGGAGAGTTGGCCTTGACCATAACCTTTTCAGCCAAACGCTTTCTCATCTCGCTGGACTTTCTCCATACGTCCTGCTTCTCATCAATACCATACTGGAATCCGGCCCAAGGTAGACGGACACCATGATTGGTTCTAACAACGATTTCTGTGGTAGGTATAACACGAACAACGGACTTATATTCACCAGTGCCATCATTCTCTCTGGCAGCCTCAATCAATACTAATTTTTTGGGAGTTGCTACAAAGATAAAACCAGTCATTTTCTGGTCGATTAGGTATTTGACGGCATCCATTTGTTCCATATGGAGTGCTTTGTAGATATCATCACCGTCTTTTTTATTTGTTTCTTGAGTAAGGACCGGAGTAAGACTAGTTGTCATTATGACCAGACCATCATGGTTCATACCTTCTTGGTATGAGATGTCATGGTCAAACATAACTAGGATTTCTCCGACCTTAGTTTTCTGCTCGTCACGGAATGATACGTGGGAGATATAATCTTGATCTCTATTCTTGGCTAAAACCCAACCTGTATCTTTGAAGTATTTTGCTGCTATGATACACATTTTAACCCTAGAGATGTTTTAATATCTCTTATTTAGTAGTCTGCGGATGCGTAACAGTATATCCTGGATAATAGGAGTTTTCTTTATGCTGGGCAATTGCCACTTGCGCACCACGAAGTCCACCTTTTAGTTCTGTACCACCGAAGACGGAGGCAGCAGAAGCATATCCATAGTTCTCAAATGTTTCTGGTTTATATTCACCAGCATCGGCAGCGGCGGCCTGGTTGGCGAAATAGAATAGTGCGATGAGAGAAATAACCTTATTCATTTCTTTTCCTTTCTGAGTTTCCTAAAGTTAGCGAAACAATGCTGCAATGCAACATACACTAGTATATAGGCACCAGGAAGGTTTGTCAAGTGTTAATTTAATCTCTCTACCGTTACCGTCGATGTCGATCCCATACCAATAGCCCTAGCAGCACCATAGGACAAATCAAGATGCCGACCACGAACGAAAGGACCTCTATCATTGATAGTGACATTTACGCAACCTCTATGACAGACACGGAGAACCGTGCCAAATGGAAGTGTTTTATGGGCTGCTGTGTGTCCGTGAGGATTGAACACTGCACCGGAAGCCGTATGGCGGGCCAATCTTTCACCATGCCCGTAGTAAGAAGCAACCATTTTGCTCCCAGAGGAAATGCGGCCACTATCATCATGACCAATATTAGTATGATAACGACTTTTAGTTGGTGTAACATTTTCTCCTCCAAATATATCATCAATAAAATTGGCATTTGCCGTTGATGTAATTGATAATAAAACGGCCGTAGCCAATAGTAATCTTTTCATATTATTTTCCTTTATATATAATGATACCATCCGGTTATAATATATTTCGTTTGTGTTGGACTAGGATTACCTCTGTGTGTATGTGTCCAATCCGCCGGCCATATCAAAGTTAATCCTTTTTGAGGTTTAACTTTTAAGTTTTGATAAAAGAATTCTGTTTCTCCTTCATCAGTAACATCATTCAAATAAGTTAAGTATACCAAATGTCTGTTGTTTACAGGATACTTACAACTACCTCTTTCACAATGCCATGCAAAATAACCGTCTTGTGGATAATATTTTTGAATTTTTACATTTTCTTTAACACTCCATTGTGAACTATTCAGGCAAAATTCATATTTTTTTATATATTCATTACAAACTTTTTGTAAATGAATATGTGAATATTCTAGCATTATAGGTTCATCATAATCAAAATATATTTCTTTACATTTTTTTATAGAATGATCAATACCTTTAAAACTAGTACCTTCAAGTTCTCTTTCTTTTTCTTGTTCATAATAATCTATTAATTTATCACAAATTGATAGATCATTTAAAAACCAAGAACCAATAAAATTGTTCATCACATACCAAACTGTGCTTTTACTGCTGCTACCGCGGCATCAAATGCCTCTCCTAATACTTCATCCGTTAAATGACTATCATTGACACCATCTTTAGAAAGAATTTCTTTTATTGCTTTGATAGCATTTGCTTTTGTTTCTTCAGAAATCTCAAACATTATTATTCTCCTAACATGTTAATATCACTAGCAACAAAACCAATGATTATAGTAATTAAAAAGAATACTACCATACGGAAGTATGCCTGACGTTTTAGTTGTTCTGGTGTTAAATCGCTCATTTATTCTCCATTTATAATTGCTGTAGATGTATCTCTATCTATAATCATTTTACCATGACATGCGATGTTCCAATCCTCTCCATCTCTTTCACTAAAAGATGGAACATTTATCTTAACATGTTTAAAAAGATATTCTTTATCACCTTCAAAAACACGCCATACATGTTCTAAAGTTCCTCTACCTGACATACCTCTTGATTTATTAAATCTTATGCTATATTTCATATCACTTCTGCCGGCGCAGGTGGAGGATAATAATTTCTAATACCTAAATTAAAATGTATAAATGTGAAAGGTTCATTTGAACCATTTCTCGTTATAGAATGTGGAAGCCATGAATTGGTGAAAAATAACATTCCTGGTTTTGGTTTAAGATATATATTATCATTTGAATTGATTCCTATATTCATTTGAACTTTTCCGGATCTAGGGTCTTGTATCATTATTTCTCCACATTTTTCAGGTGCCTCCATTATATAGAAACCTGTTATATGAGAACCATTGGAATGTATATGACTTTCCATAGAACCATACTTCAAATAATAATGCATCCACATTTCAGTGAAATATGTTTCTTTAAGTTCGACATCAAACCCCTGTGATGATAATATATTCCAAGATGTTTGTGAAACATAAGTTGTAAAATTTTGTATTCTGTTATCACCATAAAAATTATAAGTTTGATACATAGGATACAATTCATTTATTACATTTTGTTTTTTAAAATCTTCTAAATATTCATAGGCAACATTCTTGACCAAATTTAAAAATTCTGGTTTGTCTAATATATAAACACTTGACGGAAAATAGTCATATTTTTCCCATATATCACTCATTACGAAAACTCTGCCGAGAAAGCATCATTAATGTCCGTAGGAACTTTCACCATCATAAAATATGGAGTATGGCCAGCAAAGGCACCACCACGTTCCAAGAATAGGCACATAGCCTCAGCGTCTTCCTCGAAGAAATATTCGGCAACAACCTGGTCTGTATTCAATTCGTGGACATACCAAATTAGGTTGTCATCACCATCAAAATCTGGATAGTATCTGTATAGATGCTTCATACTTTCAATCCTTTGAACTTGTTCTTTCCATCAAACTGTCTCGGAATAGGTTTCACTTCTTCCTGTCCTGAGTCAACCAAATCTTGTGCTGATTGCTCTACATCATACAACTTCATCTTGCTTTTATCAATACCAATAACAAATCTTTTATTCTGTGAAGGATCATTATAACGGTTCTTTAACTGTTTTACCTGTACCTGTTTCAACTGTTCCATGGTTTCATTTGTAATGAGTGCCAAGAACAAGTCAGCTGTGGCAGGCAAACCAAAGGACTCTGAGGTATCGGTCATATCCGGATCAGAACTATTATAACCACCTCTGGTCAACTGTGTAGCAGACCAAACAGGAACATTGAACTCAACTGCCAGTCCTCTTAGTTCCTCAGCAATGGCCTTGATATATGTATAACTATTTGCCACACCTGGTTTGATACGAGATGATGCACAAATGTTTAAATAGTCAATCATAATAGCATCTGGTACAAAGTTTTTCTTGAGGTTCAACTCATTCAACAAGGACCTGAAATGTGTAGCAGAGGCCGAGGAAGTTGGATACTCTTTGACGATCAGCTTGCCGTTTGTCTTTGCTTTTAGATTATCAATCTTCTTTTTATATAAGTCTTTTGGTAAATTCATCAAGTCATCAAATGTAATGTTCATAAGATTAGCATCAATACGTTTTGATACTTCCTCTTCCGCTAGTTCAAGTGTAATATAAAGAACATTCTTTCCTTGAGTGAGATAACTAGCGGCAAAATGACACATACAAAGAGACTTACCAACACCAACACCTGCCATAACCACGTTGAGAGTTTTCTTAGGAACTCCGTTCTTGGTGATTCGATTAAAAAAATCAAGATCAAATGAAAGTTTTTCTTGAACACGGTGATAGTATTCGTAACGGTCTTCAAACTGTTCGAGATAATCGTGGCCAACGTTTGGATCAAAACTAATAGACAATGCATCAGATAATAGACCTGGGATAGCACCCTTCTCTAGTTTATGTTTGCCGTTCATTATTTCTAGTGATGATGTTATGGCATTGTATATAGCCTTTTCTTGGCAAAACTTTTCTGTGGAGTCTAAAAGCCAGTTCGGGTTTGTCAAAACTGTGTCAGCATCAAGTTCTTTTAGTGTCTCTTTGATATTCTTAACAGTATCATCGGTTGTACCACGCAAGTTATCAACCTCGATGTCCAAGGCATCGAAGGTTGGTTGCTGATTATACTTCAACACGAAACCGGCCACTTCTTTGAAAAGTAGCCGGTCTTCTTGGTTAGAAAAGTATTCTTCTTTTAGGAATGGTAGAACCTTGCGGGTGTAGGATTCATTTTTTATTAGGTTCTTTAGTATCGTTAGTTCTAGTCTCACTAGCACCTTCCACTTCTGACGCATCTAGCAATAAGGAGTTTAAAATAAGTCCTAATGCTGTGTTAAACTTTTCATTCTTTCTTAGTGTCATCATAGACAAGTCATTGGTCTTGAGGATTTCATAATCGTAACCAATACGAGGAACATTATCCTCGTCCATTCTAAACTTGACATAGGTATAACGATAGCACACTCCTGCGAAAGGGTCAACCATTAACTCAATAGGAACTGTTGAACCATCCTCTTTTGGGTTAAATAAGTCATCACGGAAAGAAAAGTCTTTTCCTAACTCCATGTCAAAATCCTCCATTTACTAAATATGGTTGTAGGCCACGGATTGGCGTCCTGCCTACTCTAACGCTTTTACGGAGCATCAGCATGTCTATTTATTCTCGTCAAAATCCACCTCCAGGTTTCTACATTTACGCATACATTTCCAAAAATGGCAATGTTTATTACATAGGCAAAGGTTATGAAGGTCGTGCTTGGATTTCTCATAAAACTCACGGCATACATAGACCTAAAAATGATAATCTTATCATCATTATGGAATCCAATCTCAGTGAAATAGGTTCTCTTTCTTTAGAAAGATTTTACATTCGTTGGTATGGAAGAAGAGATAATGGAACAGGAATCCTTCTCAATAAAACTGATGGTGGTGAAGGAGCTACTGGTTATAAGCATAATGAAGATACCAAAAATAGAATGTCTAAAACACATAAAGAAAGAGAAACTAATAAAGGTTCCAATAATAATATGTATGGAAAAATCGGGCCGTTAAATCATATGTTTGGTAGAAAACGACCTGATTTATCCGAAAGAAATAAAAGTCCTGAAAAAAAGTTAGCAACATCACTAGCACTAAAAGGTAAACCTAAATCAGAGGCACATAAACAAGCATTAAGAGATGCTAAACGGAGAAAAAAGGAATCTTTATGATTCCTCTACTTCTACCTCCGCCACATTATACTTGCCATATAGGAAATCATTCTTACAAAACTCATCAAGCACATCTAGAGTTTCCTTGTCAAAGAACTTTTCAGGTGTTTTCTTTACCTGACTTTCAAAGGCCTTTGATCCATCTGGGAACTCATACTTGTTGGATACCTTCTTGACAATACCATACTTAACAGCAAGGTCAAGGAGTCCATAATACTTATCTAGTCCTGTCTGGTAGTTCAACCAAGTCTCCACTCGGCGGTCTTCTACCGTCATACGAGACTTCTTGAGGTGTGCGGTGATGACTGCACCAGTGCGGCCGTCCTCATCGTCCAGTGTCTTATCCTTTTTCTTAGATAGAAAGACAATAGTAGATGCTGCATACTCAAGGCCAGAACCACCACCCATCTTCTTCACAGGCACATAGGAACCAACAACATCATAAACATGGTTGGTAACAATCAATGGTACCTTTGCCTTGCCTAGTTTCAATGTAAGAACACGGAAAGCACCACGCACCAATTGGGCACGGGTCATGTCACGGGTATCTTTACCATCGGCAATGTCTGCCATCTCTTTATCGGTTGAAAGATTACCAAGACTATCAAGGACGAAAACCATCGGTGGTTTCTCCTTGCCTTCAAGATACTTGTCTAGGATCTTTACCGCCTGTGTGCGGAACTCTTGAACAGTGGCAACAGGAACAATGCCAACTCGTTTAGCATCAATACCACGGTCGGTGATGAACTGCTTAGAGATGGCGGACTCGGACTCAAAGTAAAATACGAAACCATCTTTGTTGTCTTCGAGGAACTGCTTTACAATGTTGAGAGCATAGAAGGTCTTACCAACTGATGGTTCGCCTGCTAATGCTGTGACTTTGTTTTGTGGAAGGCCGCCATAGATGGAACCTGATAGCAAGGCATTCATAACATAACTACCTGTGCCAATAAATCCTGACACATCACCTGCTGCTACGCCATCATCGACAATACCAGCGTATTCGTTGTCGGTCTCAGCCAACAACTGATTAAAAATATCGGACATAAGTTTCTCCTTATAATGTACCTAACAATCTCGTTAGGCAACTTCTTTAAAGTATTTCTGTAACTCTGGTGATAACTTCTCTAATAGATGACCGCCAATACCAACTCTTACAATGTTGGCCAACTCTATAATGTTATTGGTATCTATAGTAGTATCAGGCGTAAACTCATACAAACGGGCAGGGGAATGTTTGTGGTGTTTGTCTTTTTTACTCATTGTAGATTTTCTCCTTTAGGTAATCATACAAATAAGGTTCATCTTTCACAAGCTTGACCCATAGGTCTCTTTTTTGAGTTAACTTGTGGGCTGCCCATAACCAATCTTTCTTAGATTGTTCATTATAATCATATTGATCAAGAGCATTTGCATCTGTTGCAAAAAAGTTTAAACCAGTGGCTATGCAGTTTATTCCTCCATTATCACAATAAAAATTATTATATCTTGAACTAGTAGTATTTAAAAAAGCACTATTATGCGTTTTACTCACATCGTAAAAATCTTGTGTATATTCTCTTGAACCAACATCTCTCCAGTATTTTGTATCATCTCTGTGTGAAAGAGCATAATGTAATGCTACAAACTCACAAAAATTTTTGAATATATTCCTACATTCGTAGGTGTATCCATCTTTATCAATTTGACTAACATATGCTTCTGGAACTCTGTCTAACACTCTAATCAATTTTGATAAAAACATATGAACACTAAAAAGTCCATTGCTTTCTAATGGTTCAATAAATCCTGCGGAAAGTCCAATTGGAACAACATTTTTATACCAAAGTTTTTTGTAAATACCAACACGAAATTTTAACTTTTTGAATTGTAAATTTTCATTATATAAGTTTTTTTGTTTGAGGTGTTCTTTAAATTCATTAAGAGCACCATCATCATCAATATATTTGTCAGAAAAAACATAACCTGTACCTATACGACTCCATAATGGAATGTTCCATACCCAACCATTATCAATAGCATGACCATCAGTATAACCAACCAACTGGTTTTTTTTATCAGTATATGGTACTTGTGTAGCCCAAGCAGAATTATTTGGTAGCATATCGGCCATCGAAATAAAAGGCACATCCATTTTACTATACAAAACAGAACGAAAACCGGTACAATCAACAAATAAATCAGCAGTAATCTCTTCACCACTATCTAATATGAGTTTTTTAATACCATCTTCGTCTGTGTGAATGTCTTTAACCTCCGCTGATATATGCTTTACACCTTTTGGGATAGAATAATTATCTTTTAACCATTGTCCGAATTTAGATGCATCAAAGTGATAAGCACAATCATTTTCTATACTATAACCAGGAACTATATCTCTTTTGTCAGAAATTTTATTCTGATTCACCAAAGACATAATAGGATAAATGCAATCGGCATAATCACTAACAGGTGTTTCCGGAAAAAACATTTTTTTAAAGTACCAATCATTTTTATCCGAATGATTACCGTCTAAATTTATACCACCAAAAGGGTAATGAAATGAACCTGCACCTTTTCTATAGAAGTCGGTAAATCTAATAGAAAGTTTGTATGAAGCATCACAATGTTTCATAAATTCTTGGTCTTTAATTCCTAGCAATCTTATCCATTCATTAATGAAACCTAAAGTTGATTCTCCAACACCAACAGTAGGAATGTTAGGACTTTCTATTAAGGTTATGTCTCGGCCGGGTAATCTAGCAATAAAAGTAGAGGCGGTCATCCATCCAGCAGAACCTCCACCTACAATAACAATTTTTTTAATTTGTTTGCTCATGAAAAGAAATCCTCTAAACTTGAGACCTTCTCGGCCTTCCACCCAATACTATCTAGGATGATTTTAAGAGGGTCAAGGAAGGCCTTCTCAAATTGTGTATTATAGTCTATATATTTAGATAAGGCAAATTCTTCCGGGATGCCGCCCTGTGGAAAAGATATGACGTTTGATTGAATAGTATTTGGTTCTTTTAGGAATATAAACTTTAGTTTCTCACCGTTGTTTATTAATGGATACTTAGTAGTAAGGCTGTGAGAATGTAGAAAATGATTATAGACAAGAGCACCTCTGACATGAATCGGGCATCCGGATGCGAATATACTTTTTTTATCAGCATACTTAACCAGGCCATTGAGTCCACGAGGAAACGATATGTCTGCCAAAGGCAGAGTTTCAAATTCTTTCCTGAATTCCTGAATAAACTGCTGAATTGCTGTTTCATCCTTGTCAAAAATAACATCAACGGCCTCTTTTAATTTATCTCTACATGATGATGGGGTGGAGGACTTGACCATTTCAAGTCCCATAACTTTCTTCTTTGGTTTCTCGTATTGAACACCTTCATTGTTCCATACACTGAGAATGTATCTCTTCTTGGCGGTCCATATGGCCTTATCACATAGACCTTCTCGCTTCATAAAGATTTTCTGTTGAAATACATTAGTATAGTCACCAAGGTCTCCACAAGCGGTATCAATAACAGGTTGAATTTTACTCTCACATACTTTGTCAAGGAAGGAGATGACTCTTGCCGTATCACCAGTGCCGAGGTCTTCACCAATAGTCTTGCCCACAATCGGACCAAGGCGTAGGTAAACCGAGTCTGTATCAAGCGCAATGACATAATCCTCTCCTGTTGTTTTTAGTATTTTATTGAGATACTGGTTAAGCGTTCTTTCGATCCACCGTATGCTGAGTTGGCCAGTCGTCGTGACCGCAATCGCGTTACGTAGATCAAAAAACCTGAAAAATTTGGAGCCAAGCGCACCATAGAGGGAGTTGAGTGATACTTTTTTAGAGAGTTGAAGATTGTTATACTTGGCGATTTTGTTTTTAAGTTCTTTCTTTTTCTCAGGGTCTTTTTCATTTTCATAGGCCGTCTCGGCATCTAGCATCTCCTTCTTATACTTCTTACGATCAGCAAACATCTTCTCAACCATCTCTGGCATAAACCCTTGCTTATCACGGCGGAAGAACTGACCATTGGCAGTTAGACATACATTAATATCCTTTAAGGCAGATAGATCCAACTTACGGGCCAAAAGGTTATCAACACTAATATTGCTTGAAACAAGGCTGCGCATAGCATCATTGTAATCAACAGGTTCAATAATAGTCTCAGGGGAGATATTACTGCCCATAATGACACTAGGATACTCAGAATTAACATCAAAACTGGCAACCCAATTATGAAATCCAATGATGGGATCTTTAACATAGGCACCCACATAAGCAGCCTCCTTTTCATGGCGTTCGATAGGTGGCACAACCTTATTCTGTGCCTTCAGATGATGGAAACAGATAACGTCCCACATACGGACTTGTGCGAACACATCCTCAAAGTTACACTTGTTATCATAAGATAGTGTAAGGGCCAACTCAATCAACTTGTTCTTATCATCAATCTTGTCAACGAGGTCAACGTCTTTGATGTTATAGTCGATGAACTTTTGATAGTCCTCCTTATACAGGTTGAACAAGGTGCCAACCTCTTCGTAGGATAGTTTTCTTTCACCAAGTTCCTCGTGTGCGATATTGTCCAACTTATAGGACTCTTGTGACTTGCCGTTCTTAGCATATCGTTGGTAAAGGTCGAGCAAGTCGAGTGTGGCAATACCGAGGATTGAGTATGACTTGATCTTACGGTTCATACCAAGATCAACCATCTTATCGTTGATAACACCCCACGGAGATAGTTTCTTGGCCTCATTCTCACCCATTAGTTTGCGAATACGATTGACCATGTATGGTATATCGAAGTTCTGGACGTTCCAACCTGTGATTACATCTGGATATTCCGATTGCCACCAACCAAGAAACTTACGAATAAGGTCAAACTCATCCGCACATTTGAAGTATGTCACATCATCACGGGTGTTGTTATACACACCACAACCAAAGGTGGTGAACTTACCATCCATCTTGACCGTGATAGCAGTCAATGGACCGTTGGCATGTTCTGGTTCAGGGAACCCTCCACCGTCAGGTTCACCGACCTCGATATCGATATTGGCCACTTTGATAAGGGACATGTCCCAATCAACTATACCTTTGAACTCATCGGCAATAAAGCAATACTGATAACGAGTGTTGCCGTATACCTTGAAGTTCTCCACATTATCATACTGTGAAACAAAATCACGGGCATCACGTATCGTACCTGGTTTTACTTTACCCAAGTATTCTCCATAGATTGTGGTGTATTTGGTGGGTGTGTTGGAAGGTACAAAAAGAGAAGGGTGATACTCGACCTTGTGTCGCACCCTTCTCTCATTCTCAACACCTCGGTATAGGATACGACCACCCCATACCTCAACGTTTGTGTAAAATTTCATTATTGTCCTGGGATAATAAGTTTGCTGTCTGGTACTACAAGACCGCCGAATACGGTGTTGTATTGGTTAACGAACTCTGCGATAGGAGTAATCGTTGCGATAATGTGCGCGGCATTAATCTCAACTTCTTTGTCCAAAGACCACTCGCAGTATGGTGCAAAACCAATAGATGGTTCTTTTGGGTTGGCCTGATTAGGAACAACCATGACACGGACAGGGTTCTTTAGTGTAACAGTATCCTTGGTGATAGAAACAACTTCACCAAGAACATCGTGTCCGTTTAGTAGGCGTAGGTTTTTAATATTTGTAGCCATTAGTCAACAATCTCCATTTTTTATATTATACAACACTTTGGTTGAAATGTCAAGTTTACTAAAAAGAAAACTAATCGACGATTTCCATGAGTAAATCGTAGACCCCAAGTGTAACCCACTTGAAAGGTGTAGTAGCGGCACGATTGCCGTATTCATTAATAAATGTGTAAGAGTTGTCCTCATCGGCAATCTTACCAATTCGTTCCCACTTTCCGTCATAGGCGCGCTGCTTGAATTCCGTCTCATAAATCGTCATATCTTTTTCATGGAATTGCATTGTATCACCTTTCTTTACAGTTGTCAAGATGCCACCTCTTCATATTGGCGAGTTGGCCTGTTTTACCACAATGTGGACATTCCACACTTTTAGTGTTTATGACCACAATCCTCTGTAGTATCGCCCAAACAATCTTAGTCCGTTATTTATTCTGTTATTATACTCTTTTATACCATCTCTGTCAACCCAATAATC